AAATCTTGGCACATAGTTTGGTATATGGCATTGAACTTCTATAATAGAGTATGCGAGAATAGCAATTACAACAATTCTATTAATATAAATATCATAATCAAGTGTTTTCACTCCTTTTGTTTCTTTTGCTTTCTTCTTTTCAATTTCTATATATTGTTCTCTTGTAGGTCTTCGTAAAACAGAAGAATCTACACCGTTTACAATTCGAATATAAGATTCAGGAGTTGGAAAGATACCAATAGCATCAAATAGTTCTCTACTCTTCTGATAATATAATGTTTTAACAGGAGAATCAAACTGTATCTCTACTGTTGAACCAACTGGAGCTCCTAAAAGCATATCTATTTCCTCTTGTTCTACCGCATCCTTATCCACAAGTTCTGATCTTCCAACTAATGGTATTCCATTATCATCATATTCTAGCGATGTATCAAAATCTAAATCCGCAATAGGCTGACCACAATTCTGACATATAAACTTCCCTTGAAATACTCCTCCACTAAATTTTAATAATAGTTCTTTATGGATTGTATCTTTTTCTCTTGGGTGTAAATATTCTTGTAAAATTAGATATTCGTGCTCGCATAAACAAGTTTTATCACAGACAATACAATAGATAAAATTATCTTTCTTATAACTTTGGTATTGAGATATAAATTTAGATATTAGTTGCATGCGCTGTCCATTATCTTTTACCTTTTTAATACTATTTAAACTTCTTACATGAACACATCTATTTTCTTCAGGCTCGAACTGTTTATAACTATTTTTAATTTTAACTTGTATAGCTTCCTGTAATCCTTGAACAAACTGTATATTTACAAATTTATTTCTATATTTTGCGATTCTTTCAGGATAAGAAGCAAGAGTTGCTAATAGTAAATCTTGGGCATAACTATTTAGTGCGCCAAATATTGCAATATCACTATTTTTGTAGACTGGTAATCTACGTTGAATTAGTAGAACATATTGTTTTAAAATTGCTTCAGAATTTAATAGATCCATAAATATCTCATATGAATCAGAATTTAGTAGATTATTATTCTCAAATGTAAGAGCTTCTATCTCCTTATTTGCTTTTCCTTTAATATACTGAATATGACTTATTACATGTGCTATATTTTCTTCTATCTTAAATATCAATGCTTTCTGTTGTTCATAAGAAAACTCTTTTGCGCCAAATCCATATGATTTTAATTGAATTAAAGCATCACCTAATCCGTATATTACTATTGGTAAATTCTTAATCCAGTCTTCTATAACTATATTGCCGGTTTCAGACTCTCTATTTCCTATCGCTACTATTGAACCAGCAGATGGAACAAGACTAACTCCATTATGACGTTTAATAATATCTTCTAATAAGAGTAGTGCAAACTTTGAATTACCAATATCATACGCAAGTTTACCAGAACGAACTGAACCTAATTCTCTTTCATACACTTTAGGAAATAATAAATAACTACTTATAACAGTATCATCAGCGGATTCTAAAATTCTAGATTCTTCTTTTGGTCTAATTCTTCCAACCCTAGATTTTAATACACGTAGAACACTTATATATACAGAACTTACAAACTCTTCTGTAATAGGCACCGCATTTTTTCCTTCTATAGGATAATTAACAATCGGTAAACCATCTACATTTTTAGTTTCATTATCATCAGGATAATCAATGCGTAATAAATCTTTATCTACAGTTAGTTGTGTTAAATTTTCTTTTGATTTTGTAATCCAACTTCTAAAATATTCTTTATTAAATTTCTCCCAACCAGTATACCAGTTGGGTAGAAAATCTCCAACTAGAACTTGTTGATTACCTACAAAATCTGTTTTGGCATATTCTATTTCTGAATTAATCTGTTGGGCTAATGAACGAATATCTACATTACCTTCATGTTGTCTTGAACTATCAATATCTAGATAGAGTGTTCTTTTCACATCTATTACTCCACGACTTAACATGTTATTTGGAGATACTACTAAATCTAATAATGTATCAAACGATGTTTCCTTTTTTCTTGATGGCATACCATTCTTTTCATAATGTATCAGTTCATTTCTGAGTAGAATACATAATTCTACTAATCTTCTTATCTCTTTAATCTTGTTGGGATTTTTTTGAGACTTTAAATCTAGTTTTGTAATAAAATCTTGTAACATATCACTACGTTGGACATTATCAGGATAATTACGTTGTGAAGATTCTATTTCTTTAATTTCACCCATCATAGTTACTTCCACAACTTCTTCATCGCCAAAATCAAGTTCTTCATCTTTTTCAACTTCTTCATCTTCTTCATTTGTAGAGTTAGGAGCTGCGGGTATTTGTCTTGAACGAATAACATCAATTCCAGAATCTAAAGGGATTCCTTTGAATTCAAATTCAAACTTTGTTTCTTCATTAGCCCCATCTTTTAAAATTATATTATCTTCTTTCTGATTTACATCTATAATTACAAATTTACCGGTAGGAATTCCTTCAGGCCCTTTGAATGCTTCTGCTAGTTGACCGACTCTATAATCTTGTTGAACTACAAATGATGGGTTTGTTCGCTTTGTAACAACGTATAAGTTTTCAATCTCATATTTTTCTGCTAAATAACCATCTTCAATCTGTAAATCTATTAATCTATCAGATACACCATCGGGTAAAATTCGTATTAATGTTTCATCTAAATAGTAAATACGGCCTCGTGTATTATTAAATCTGCCTCCAAATATATGAATTTTATCTCCCAATTCAATATTTGTATTTTCTTCATTTTCTATATTTTCTTTTTTTTCATTATCTTCCATTCTTCCCTATAAGTTTCTAATAAAGTAAATAAAGAATCTCCGCCGTATATAGATGAATAATTCTACGCGTAAATGTAAGAAAGATTACTGTGAGAAAGTCTTTGTAAAAAATGCACAAGCATTCACTGATAGATTCATTAAAGCACTTAAGATGAAACCTACTAAATTTACACAAAAACAGAAAAAAGAATTAGCAAAGAAGTGTTTAAAAGGGTATTGTAATCCAACTTGCGAAGGAACAATATTTCAGGATGGTAAACAGTTCCCTAAAAATTTTAAAATTGATAGTAAAAATGAAAAAGTTAGAAAAATAGTTCTAAAATTTAGTAAAGGTATGAGAAAAAACATATTTGGTAAAAAAACCAGTGTTTTAAAAGATGGCTTTTATGAAAAACTTACTCCTAAAACAGTTAAACAGTTAAAAAAAGAAGGTGCGATATCTGGTTGCTCTATGATGATTATTAAATAAAAAAATTTGAAAAAAGTTATATAAAGATGTTGTTCTATAGTAATTTAGAAAAATGTCTTCATCTAAATATGTTATCGGTATTGATCTTGCTACTTGTATGTCAATGGTCGCCGTTTGGAAAGATAATAAAGTAGATATTATCGCATCTGATTCAGGGAATCGCACTGTTCCTTCGTATGTTTCATTTACAGAGGAAGAGCGTATTATTGGAGATGCGGCTAAATCAATGAGTTCTACAAATCCTCGTAACACAGTATTTGATGCTAAACGTCTCATTGGTCGCACATTTGATGACCCTATTGTTCAGCGTGATATTTCAAATTGGCCTTTCAAGGTGGTGAATGATGGTAATAATCGTCCTCAGATTGTTGTAGATTTCAAGGGTGAAACCAAGAATTATTATGCGGAAGAGATTTCTGCCATGGTTCTTCAGAAACTAAAAGGAATGGCGGAGAGTTATCTTGGTGTAGAAATCAAAGATGCGGTTATTACTGTTCCTGCCTATTTCAATGATAATCAGCGTCAGGCGACGAAGGATGCGGGTCGTATTGCTGGACTAAATGTGATGCGTCTACTAGCGGAGCCTACTAGCGCTTGTATTGCGTATGGTCTTAATAATAAGAGTAGCAAGGAGCGTAAAGTGGTAATTTTTGATCTTGGCGGTGGAACGTTTGATGTTTCACTACTATCGGTAGAAGATGGTATTTTTGAAGTGAAGGCGACTGCGGGTGATACTCATCTCGGTGGTCAGGATTTTGATAATCGAATTGTTGATTGGGCGGTAGAAGAGTTTAAGAAGAAGCACCGAGTTGATCTGCGAACTTCTGCCAAGGCTCTCGCGCGTATTCGTCTAGCGGCTGAACGTGTAAAGAAGACTCTTTCTATTTCCACTCAGGCTACGTTGGAAGTTGATTCCGTATCTGATGGAATTGATATGATGCTAATGCTTACACGCGCGAAGTTTGAAGCGCTGTGTGATGATTTATTCCGTAAGACTCTGGCTCCTGTAGAACAAGTTCTGCGTGATTCCAAGGTTTCTAAGTCTGAGGTGGATGATGTTGTTCTTGTAGGTGGAAGCTCTCGTATTCCAAAGGTTCAGCAGCTACTGAAGGAATATTTTAATGGAAAGGAACTCTGTAACTCTATTCACCCTGATGAGGCGGTTGCGTATGGCGCTGCCGTTCAAGCACATATTCTTTCTGGAAATAATAAGAATGATGTAACGACTGATATTCTACTACTTGACGTAACTCCTCTATCACTTGGTATTGAGACTTCAGGAAATGTAATGACTACACTAATTAAGCGTAATTCTACAATTCCTACGAAGAAGATGATGACTTTTAGCACATATGCTGATAATCAGCCTGCGGTTGATATTCGTGTGTTTGAAGGCGAGCGCCAGTTTACTCGTGATAATAATCTGTTGGGAACTTTCCGTCTTGAAGGCATTCCTCCCATGCCTCGTGGAATGCCACAGATTGAGATTACTTATGATATTGATGCGAACGGTATTCTTTCAGTATCTGCGGTTGAGAAGTCTACTGGTAAGTCTAACAATATCACTATTAAGAATGAGAAGGGTCGTCTGAGCAAGGATGATATTGAGAAGATGGTGAGTGAAGCCGAGGCAAATGCGGAAGCGGATAAGGCAAAGATGGTAAAAGTTGAGAAGCGCAACGAACTAGAATCTTATCTCTATAACGCACGTAACTCTATGCGTGAGGATAAGATAAAGGAGACACTCGGTGATAACGATGTAACCAGAGTTGAGGATGCGGTTACTAAGGGGATCTCATGGCTAGATGAGCATCAGGATGAAGAGGCTGATGTCTATGAAGCCCAGCGTAAATCAGTTGAGTCTGAGATTCAACCAATCATGATGAAGCTGTATGCTTCAAAGATGCCTGCTGGTATGCCTTCAACTGGTCCTACTTCTGAGGAAGTTGATTAAAAAAAATAGTTTAGTAATGTAAAACATTATATAACTATTAACGCCGAGACTCTGTCAGGGCTTAGCGCCGAGACCTCGTGAGTGCTTCTGCCCACGATGCAAACATCTTTCCACAGTTCATAGCAGCTAGAGCAAGTGCTTTTCTACATACTAAATCATCTTTCGCAATTATAGTCATTAGCATCTCATCACGAAGAGGATGAGGGACACAGTAACCACAGAACTGAATAGTTCCATCTCTAAGACCTTGTTCATCTAGAATATGTTCATCCATCCATGTTGTTAACATATTTCCTAGAGTATGGTCTTCTCCTTGAAAGTAAATATCAAACCCACGTGCTTCTTTCTTTGTTGGCTGAATAGTAATGTTAGTAGGAAGGTCACCTTTATCAAGTGCGGCGTAGAGAAAACACTTTTGTTCGATGACCTTGAGTGCCTCAATAACAATATCTAGAGGATTAAATACTCCAACAGTTTCGACAGTAAAATCAAAACTATTTGGTTCACCTTTTTCATCTGTAACAAAACAACGTGCCACTTCCATAGTATTAAATTCTCGTTCAAGAATTTTCTTACGTTCTGAATCAGTTTCTAGTTCCATATAATTGATTTTCTTGTGTCGGTCAAGCCAACGAACAAAGATGTCTTTTACTTTTTCAGGTGTTTCATCACGCGTATACCCATAAGAACACTGACTTACAGGACTAAATCGCATATTTTCTTTTCCAATCCCAACACTCGCTTTCGCCTTAAAGGCCACTGTTTCAGGTGATGAATCACCAACTTTAGGTTTTAGAACTGTAAGAAGACATGTATCACGTGTAATAGGGTCAGGGTGAAAGAATTTAGTATTAGGAACCAGAATAGAACCAGATTCTGTTTGTTCGTATACATTAATATCAGATACTTTTACATCCATTAAATCACTAGTATTATTTTCTACATTCAACTCAAAACTATATCTCTCAGAATCCCATTCTTTAGGATTGGCGTGAATTGGAACAAGTCCAATACGATGAGCAAGCATTTCATTTGACATGGCTGTTGTATTCTTTTCAATCTTAATATCGCTTGTTGAGCCACTCTTTTGAATTTCAGCACGGAAGGCAACACTTGGAACTTCTGTCAAAATAATACGTCTTAGAGTGTTTGCATAAGTAACATGTGTATTTACGAGTTGAAATTTAAGAGTATCTTTTCCATCATACTGGATATTTTTAAATGAGGCACTTCTAACTCCGGATGTTTTCATCTTTCTAACTAATATAGTTTACCTTTAATTCCATTTTAATTTTTTTGTATTTTTGCGTTTTATACTATATCTAATAGTTCTAAGAATCTAGTAATGGATAGAAAACACTTATGTTTTTATTCAAACAAATGTAATTGGTCTAAGGCGTTTATTATGGAATTATCACAGACACCATATAAAAAAGAGTTTCAATTCATCTGTGTAGATCCTCCTTTACAGCAAACACTTCCTAAATGGTTAAAAAAAGTTCCTACACTTGTAATTCAAGGAGAAACAGAGCCAAGAACTGATTCTGAAGTAATGAACTGGTTATATGAGAATAAGATGAAAACACAAAAAAGTGGGCAGCAACAAGAAGAAAATTCTGATATTGACGGATGGAATTCTTCAGAACATAATAGTTTTTCAAAAGGTGTTGGATACAGTTTCAATGATTCCGATACTAGCGCACAGGGTAATGGAGGGTTTACAATTCCTGGTTCCTTTTCATTTTTAAACGGAGCGAATGGTGTTGGTGAGAAGAGTTCTCAAGAATACTATCCCGGAAAATCAGAACAAGGACGTAATAAGTCAAAAAAAGAAGAGATGTTTGATAAACAAATGGAGGAGTATCAACGTTCTCGTGAATTAGGTATGCCTCAGTATAAGAGAGCTGTATAATATATTGGTATAAAGAATTAATACGTTAATAATACAAGAGATGACAAGTAATTTAGGGGTTTTTAATACATATCTTATCCGATTCTTTGAGGATTTGTATGAGACATTTCCGGAAGAACGAGATATTAAAAGTGCTTTAGAACTTATTAAGTTTGCAAAGCAAAGTAATCCGAAGCTAGTGCTAGATTTATTCTATATTCATGTGTATCTTGATTTAAATCAAGCAATTTCACGTGAAGATTCTGATTTTATTGTCAATTATGCCCGTAATAAAATTAATAGAGAGTTTAATGAGATCTCTCCAGCACTAACAATCTTTGATAAGTATTGGGATAAGATGAGTGATAATAATAGAAAATCTATTTGGAAGTATTTGAAACTGCTATGTGCTCTTTGTGAAAAGAGTAGAACTATGTAAAAAGTAAAAAAAGCAGCGAAACTTTCTAAATTCGTTAGGCTACTTTTTTTTATAAAAAAAGCAGCGAAAGTTCCTAAATTTCTTAGGCTACTTTTTTTATAAAAAAAGCAGCGAAACTTTCTAAATTCGTTAGGCTACTTTTTTTGTAAAAAAAGCAGCGAAACTTTCTAAATTCGTTAGGCTACTTTTTTTGTAAAAAAAGCAGCGTAAAGAAATATAAAAGATAATTTGAAGAAAGAGTATGGACACTACATTCCACACAAAGTATGAAGAATTCTGCGATGATCTTTTAGCCGCCTGCCCTGAGATGAAGAATGAGATTGAACTAGCACGTGCTATTCCTAAAGAACAACGTGCATCAGAGTATAAAACAAAAGTTCTAAAAGAAACACTCAATTCTGAATCGCATACTGTTCTGCCTGGCGTAACAATCACTGATACAATCTGGAACTCACTATCTAAAAACTCTCAGAAAGCTATTAAAGAATATAATTCTATTCTAAATCTCTGTGTTATCTATGAATCGGGTGATGTTGATGGGATTCCTCAAGAATGGGTTGATAGTATGATGCGTGAATGGAGAACTCGTATGGAAGGTATGGATTTTAAAAAGATGTCTTCTAAGTTTTTTGATATGTTTGGGAAAGCGGGTGACAGTCTACCACCGCTCCCTGAAAAGTTTATGAAAGGTCAAATGGCGAAGTTAGCAGAGGATTTAGTAAAGGAGTTTAATCCTGAAGATTTTGGATTTAGCATGGAAGATGTAGACGCTTGTGAAAGAGATCCTTCACGTGCTTTTGAAATTTTAATGAAAGTGGCGAGTGGTAATCCTGATTTAATTCAAAAGGCGGTTCAAAAGATTGGCAAGAAGCTACAACAGAAAGTTCAAACTGGTCAGTTTAAACCTCATGAACTTGCCAGAGAGGCAGAAGAACTTATAGCAGAGTTCCAAAATAATCCGGCATTTGTAGAGATTTTAGAAGGGTTTCGCTCTATGTTTAATTTTGAAGATATGGATTTAGCACGTAAATCCGGCAATGAAGGAAGCGCAAGACTTTCACTCGTAAAACAACGTTTGAAGAAGAAACTTGAAGAGAAGAAAAAGAACAAACAGTAGGCAAAATTAGATGGATACCCAATCGTGTAGTAAATATATCTGGGAGGATTTATCATTAATAACCAAATCCTATTATGTATATTGTAGTCAACGTCTCTGTATAACAAATATTATAAACCATATATTATTTACTTTTATTTTACTACTTTTAATTGGTGGATTTTTGGCTCAGCAAACAAAATCGCATGATTTATTTGGATATTCTATTTTGATTGGATCAGTGTATGCTCTATACTGGTTATTCATGTATAATAAAGAAAAAGCAGTCGAACCTCCTAAGATACAACAACCAACTGTAAAAGAGAATTTTGAAACAAATGTCCCGGTTAATAATAAAGTCTTACCTGAAGAAGTAATTGGTTCTAAAGTAACTTATCCTACTGCGAAAAACCCTTTTATGAATATTTTAGTTAATGAAATTAAATATAACCCGTATCGTTCCAAGGCTGCTTCTGTATTTAATCCAGAAGTAGCAGTTGGATTAGAAGACTTTTTTAAGACACAGTTTATTAACGATCCTACGGATGTATTTGGAAAGTCTCAATCGCAACGACAATTCTATACAACTCCTTCTACCACAGTTCCTAATGACCAAGATTCTTATCAGAACTGGTTATACAAGATTCCTGGTAAGACATGTAAAGAAGGTGGAAGAGAGGCATGCTCATCGCAGAGTGGTTCCGCTGGAGGTGTAATTCCTTGGTTAACTGAAAATTAATTCTTCTTTTTCTGAGTAAAAAGTTTACCATTTCGGCATTTGAATTTTCGTAGAGTCTTTCCTTTTGTTTGTATTACACTTTTAGTACATATTCCGATAGCAGCAGATTCTTTAGAACCTCTTCTAGGTTTAATATAATTACGCACCTTTTTAATACAACTACAAAATTTTTTAGTGAGTTTTTTAGAAGCTGGGCGCATTTATACTTATTATTAAGAAATTTTAAATATAATATTGTAGGCAGAGAAGATGGAGATCAATCGTTTAACTCATACAAGAGATGATACATGCGGTATTGAACAATATTTTGGTCAATCAGTTGGCCCTGGTAAATACGCTATGACAAACTTAGTGCCAAATGCTAGAGAAGTAAATCCTTTAGCTTCTAAGAGTCTTATGTTATTCCCTCGTGAAGGTTACGGTTATAATAATGCCTCTATTGATAATGACTCTGTATTAAGAAATCAACCAGAGTTTAAAAATAGAAAGTGCGATATTCGTCAACAGGCTCGTCCATTCTTAACAGTTCCTTTTATGGGCGGTGGTCGTGGTAATCCAGAAGTTGAAACATATTTACAGCATTCTGAACAAGTTCGCCAAGGTAAGGAGTGTGGAACTGTAACTGAGCAAGAGTTTACTCAACAGTATACTCCTCTAATCCCCTTAGTCAAAGAGAATATCCAGAATCCTAAAAACTTAATTCCTGAAGTCGCATCACCCGGTTGGATACACGGTGGATTACCCAGTCGTTCTTATATTCGCGATGTTAATTGCTAAGTAAAGTTAGATGAGCAGCCTTAACAGTTATTTTGAAGCATATGAAAAACCCTCTTCTCATATGTTTGAAAAAAAAGAGAATCCCCAAGTTTTCGACAGATTTGTTGAAGAGTATCAGAGTGATACACCTAAGAGACATATTTTAGGTTTAGTGAGTGGTAATGATGCTTATGAAATTAAAGGTAGTAGAGTTGATTTAGAATCAGATTTAATGGGGATTACACGTGCAAATACATGGGGAACCGCACGTAAACATCTACCATCTGAAACACCAGATTCTATTAATCGTGATACTCCTAAAGAAAAAATTTCTATTAATGCCACACCGGTAAAACGTGAAGAATTTCAAATGTGGTCTTATCCTGCCGTTCATGCGCCTCTAGCTTTTAAGGTTGAATCATGTATGCCTAAAAACAAGTTTTAAACATAGGGTATGCCTAAGAATAAGTTTTAACAGTTCTGTAATAGTAGAATGGCTTCAGGTCAAGATTTTTTAAGAAATATGACTCGTTCTAAATGGGATGATTTTCACACACAAGATGATTTACGTATCACAAGTTATTCTTTAAAATACTATGTAAATCCTCCCGGTATTAACTGTTACGAAAGTTATCCAGTTGATGTAACAACAAGAATACAGAAGTCTGGAGCGAGTTTCGTTAATGATACATGGAAGACAGATGTTGAATCAGATTTATTTAATATTAACAGACTTAGCACACGTGTGAAAAATAATAATATTCAATATAATCCTGAAAAAAATAAGTTTACAAACGCACCATATGTAGCTCCTAAAGATGAATCTGTTCCTCAATTATTTAATCGTTTAACAAATCCTCCTTGCACATTACGAGCAACTGGATGGAATCGTTGGGAAGCTCTACCTCATCAGCCACAGCTTGCTTTTGAAACACCTTTTGACTTTTTTATACCTTCAAGAGATATTGATAGGGAGAAAAATAAAACCCACTAATACCAATATAGTATTAGATGGAAGCCATAGCAGCATTTGGATTAGTAGGTTTAGGATATTTAGTTACAAAATTATCTGAAACAAAAGAAAATTTTCAATCATTACCATCACCAGTTTCTCCTTTACAGAAAAGTGAACAAGGAAATTCTATAAAAGGAGCAAATCAGGAATTAGATTTACAATATGCGACACCATTTGGTCAAATTTATCCTAGTGAACCAACTCCCGGACCAAAAGGTTCTGCGTTTGCCTATGGTGGTATAAAAGAACCTGTTGCTAGAACATACCCAACACCTCAACCGATTGATACTGCTACAGCACAAGTATCAATGAATAGAGAAGGATTTGAGGAGAATCCATCATATGGTGAAGATAATAATCTAATTAGTGCTTTATCTGGACAAAAAATATCTTCTTCTGATTTTACTCATAATAACATGGTTCCATTTTTTGGTGGTCGTGTTAGACAGAATGTAGGTGCGCAAACAAATTCTGGTATTTTAGATTCATATACTGGTTCTGGAGTAACACAGATAAAGAAAAAGGAAGTGGAAACAATGTTTAATACAGCACAAACACCGTTTGGCAATCCTTATGGATTAGAAGATTCTTCAGAGTTTCTTCACGATAGAATTGAACTACCGCGCAGTCGTTCTGGCGAAAGACCTTTTGAACCTGTTCGTGTTGGTACTGGTGTAGGAGAAAAGTTTGGTTCAACGGGAAAAGGAGGGTTTCAGCAAATGGAGGTTAATCAACTTATGATGGAAAAAATGCCTAAGACAGATGATTTACGAACAACTAATAACCCAAAACTGACCTATAAGGCGCAAGTTGTCCCAGGACAACGTTTTGTGGCAAATTCTGCTGAAAATCCTGGTGAAGTTCGTAAATACAAACCGGATACATTTTATATTGACCAGTCTGGTGAACGTTATATTGGTGCTTTTGCCCAAGATGCTCAAAAAGAGGCAACTCGTCCAATTCAAGTAATGAAGTATACTACACGAACAGATACTTCTACTGAATTAATTGGACCTGCCTCATCACAAGAGTTTGGTGAATCATATGTAGTAGGTTCTTATCGCACACCTATGGCGCAGCAATATGGAGGTGCTGGATTCCGCAATGCTAATATGACAAACTACTATACAAAGAATACTGATGCGGCTGAAGCAGATTATGGCAAATCTTCAATTGAAATAAGACCAAATGAGAGAAACGCCACATCAACACGCACGATGGGTCTTAACGTAGCACCTGCTGATACAGGAGCAGTTCCAATTCATTTTACTGATAGAGCAAGACCTACTTACCGTGGTGAAACTATTGGCAATATCAGACAGACTGGGACACCTGTTGGATATGCTCAAGGAGCTCCTGCCATTACTGTATGGACGGATGATATAGCTCGCACAACTGTAAAAGAAACAACAATTAATTGGAATTATATGGGTCTTCCTTCTTCTGCCAGTCAACCGAATAAACTTAAAGTTTATGATCCAGATGATATAGCGCGCCCAACACAGAAATCACAAATATCATCTAAATCCGAGTATTTCGGAACACCAACAGGAGCTTTACAGGATTTTACAAGCCATGAATCCGCTTATAATATGAGAACAAATCCTACCAAAGAACTTATATCAGAAGGAAGAACTCCTATGTCTGGTAATGGCGGTCTAGCAGTATTTACAGGTGATATTAATCAAACAACAAAGAAGATTGATGCTGATATTATAAATGGTAGAGCAAACGCAGTAAATCGTTCATTAGATTTGAATTCTGGTGTAGGAGATATAGGCCAAGTAAGATATAGAGTTCCTCTAAAACTGGATCAGTCAATTGAAAGAAATCAGAGAGAAATTATAGCAGCGGTTGAGAATAATCCTTTAATGCAAAGCATCAGTAAAAATGCGGCGCATGATGAAGCAGTTTATCAAGAAATGTTAAAAGGTATGTAAAAAGAGTAATACCTAAACATTAAAAAATAGAATAATCTAATGAACAGTTCTTCAAAGAAAAACTCTTTTTTAGTATCTGGAGAAGCTGGTGTAGGTAAATCTTTCTTTATCAGACAAGAAGCAAAAAATCATAATGCAAAACTATTCCGTTGGAATGTGCGAATAGATCGCAGTCTTCGTGAAGGAAGAGAAATTCTTCATCAGCAAGTGAGGTCAAAAGAACCATTATATGTTTGGATTGAAGGAGCAGATGATTTAACACAAGAAGCACAAGCTTTTTTAAGAAGAATTCTTGAAACTTCGTCAATAAATGTTGTATCTATGCTTGAAGTTCGTGAACCATGGAAACTTTCTCCTCCAATTATTTCTCGTTGTATCCCAATTAATATGACTTCAAAATATTCATTTCGTTATATTAAAAACTATCAAGTAGCGAATCAGTTTAATTTGATTCCATTTATAAAGCCGTTAAAAAAAGAAGATATTACGTTACAAAATATTACTAAACTAAGAAAACAATCGTATGACCCTTTTGAAATAATAAAGTTATTTGATATTGATAAGAATGTATTAAATATGTATCAACAGATTGGTGTTGGAAGTTCTCCATGGATTCAACTGGCATATTTTATTGCGGTATATTGAAAATTAAAGTATAAAGCAATTTAAAAGATAATGGATATACCCGGAACGGAAGGAATTAACGTATACGCGGATGCTAAAATTGAATATACCAGACAATTAACACAATTTTCTTTACAGGCTATTACTGGTTATTTTCTAAAACTTCTTGATGAAACGAAAGAATCAGAAAAAGATTTAAGAAAACTCTTATCTAGTTTTCAAAACGTATTAAAAGGTATTCCAGATTGGAATCAAGATAAAGTTAAAAGAGAAACTAATTATCTTTTAAAAGAAATTAATTGCGATTATTTTGAAGATTTACTAAGTGCAGTATTTGTTGCGCATACAAAAGTTCTATCTGCTATACGTTTAACATCAAAACAGAAAAAGCTTCAAATTACAATACCAAAGGTTGAACATTTTCTTCATCATACAATGATTGAATGTGCCCGTATTTTATGGTCTAATGTATATCTATTTTCTCAAAATGAAGCCGCAATTGAAAGACAGAAAAATTTACGTCAAATTGAACAGTTAATTCAAGATGGTATTCTACAATCAATACGAAGTATGTTGCCTGTAAAGAATATACTCAAAGAGTATTTGAAAGATGATGATGACGATGATAATGATGAGGATAATGATATTAAAGTTGAAGAGGTTAAGTTAGAAGAGGTTAAGTTAGAAGAAGCTAAGTTAGAAGAAGTTAAAGAAGAAAAAAATTTAAATACAACTCCGGTTCTAGAATTACCTACTGTCGAAACTGAAAAGAAGTCTAGTATTAAAGTTCTAGAAACTCCTACTATTGAGGTTGATACAGAACCTTCTGTAAAATTTTCAGATGTAGATACTGTTTTTAGTTATGAAAATATAGATAATACCAACGATTCAGATAGTGATAGTGATTCAGAAAGTGATAGAGATTCTTATGTAGAGATTCTTGATAATAAAGGAGAGCCTTTAAATGAGTATGAAGAACTTGATAAGAAAGAAGAAACTATAGAATTTGAAAGTTTAGAATAAGTTAAGCGTTTTGTATCTTCGTTTTTTTTCATTTAAACTCCCAGAATATGAACGAATATATCTTAGGTATCTTATTTGGTGGAAGTTTAATAACAGGTCTAGGAGCTATAAGCACATATACTGTTGAAAAAAAAGAACCAACTATAAAATCATTATCGCGTGATTTTATAATAGGTTCGGTTTTATTTATTATAATTATGCAGCTTTTACCAGAATCATCAAGTAGTTTACTTACATATTTAACTAGTTTAGTATCGTTTAGTTCGTTCCCTTCATTCGCCGCCCCAGTAGATGATATTGAAATTCAAGTTGGTATTCCCAAGTTCTAAACAAATAAAGAATACACATGTTCACTTTTAGGAATAGAATTTACAATAAACTTTGAGAAAGGTTTTTTATAAATTTGTTGTTTAGGAATACAATTAAAGCATTTATCTGCTATATGTATATAGAGTTCAAAATCAGGGAAACGTTCTTCTCCTTCAGTATCCCATAATATATTCTCACCATTAGAATCTATAAGCCATAACCATAGTATATTAAATAGGTCAGATTCAGTTTCTTTAACTACTCTACCTTCTTCTTGACTCAATATAACATTATTATCTCGTAAATTTGGAGAATCAGGAAAAAGACTCTCAAATATACTTATAGAAAGTCTAGCTAAATCAAAGGAAGGATTTGGGTAGATTATTTTCTCAGAATTTTCACCATTTAACTCTGGAAAATTATATTGTGTAGCCGCGTCATTTCCTTCTTTAAAATCGTCACTTACAAATAAATGTTTATTAATAGAAAATATACTTCTTCCAAAATCAATAATTTTAAAGATTTTACCATAAGTTGGAACTTTGAATTTTACTCCTTCATTTGTTTTATAGTATAAGTATAATTCATCAGTATACTCCCATACAATATTATTTGAATGTAAATCATTGTGAGTAAATCCAAATAGTGTTTGAATAACACATAGAGCTGAAATAACTTGAAAAAGCCAAGCTGACCATTTTTCTTCCCATAACTTTGAACCAGGTTCACAACCAACTTCATCATAATCTTCAAGTAAATCATCCATTGTAGATTCATTAGTATCCATAAGAATCATCATCACTGGAAAATCGTAAAGATGTAATAGAACCTTTACATCATCATCATCATCATCATCATCATCATCATTATTTTCACTATCGTTACTATTTATATCTTTATCTTCTGATTTATATGTTTTAATACTTAGAGAATTTAACGATTCTAGTTCATCATCTACTTCTTTTATACTACTACAATTATCTAATTCTTCGTAATCTTCAGAACCTTTAGAATATTTATAATCTTCAGAATCTTCATTATTATCTAGACAATAATCTGGTTTTTTCATTATTTCATCATAAATATTTTTTGCTTCTTCTTCATCTTCAACACCATCTATTGATACTTTCATTATGCTACTTTCTATTCCTGACCAAAACCACTTATATAATCTATAAGTATCAACTTCATCAGCAATATTATAAGAATATTTTTTTGCTATAGATGTAAAAGCACCATAAAAAATATTAAAATGAGGTGATATATTCTCTTGTTTTAACTTACCAAGAGCATATGTAGCAATAGCTTCAACATATGCTTGATTCCATGGATCATTTATCTTATTCTGTAAGCCTTCATCAGTTGTATAATCAAGCCCTTCATTCTTCTTTTTAATATATGTTATAGGATCAATTAAATGTGTTACTTTTAAATAAGCATTAATAAATTTATTCTTAATTTTTATTTTACAATTTCCTTTAATATCTTCTTCATTTATAATTTGTAGGCCTGAAACTTTATAATTATTATCAAACCAAATTTCATTAGAAATATCATTTATATTAAAAAGTGTTTTTAATGACGGAAAAAAGGTTTTAATATTTGTATAATGCTGTAATTTTGTTAGTTCATTAGGTAAAGGTCCTAATGTATATTTTGGTTCAGGTATAGTTATCCCCCGGAGTATTATATTAGCAGATTCCATCTTTTTTCAAAGATAGAATCATTGTTAAGTTCATTAACGCATTAAAATTATATTAGAACTATATATAAAATGTCTCAATCAGCAATGAATGTATCATTAAAGAAGTTTGATATGAGAAAAGTTCAACAAGATTCTGTTTGCGTTTTTATTGGTCGAAGAAGAACAGGTAAATCAACTTTAGTAAAAGACCTTTTATATCATCACCAAGATATGCCTCTAGGAACTGTTATATCTGGAACTGAAGAATCAAACGGTTTCTTCAGTAAAATGATCCCCCCAATTTTTATTCATGGTGAATACAATCCTGTAATTCTAGCCAATTTCTGTAAAAGACAAAAACTTATGATGATGAAAATACAAGAAGAAAAAGATAAAGGAATTCAAAGTCGTATAGATCCTCGTTCTTTTATGATTCTCGATGATTGTATGTATGATGATTCATGGACACACGATAAGAATATTAAATATCTTTTTATGAACGGTCGTTGGTTGAAAGTTTTTTTTCTAATTACTATGCAATATCCTCTTGGTATTCAACCTGCATTAAGAACAAACGTTGATTATGTATTTATTCTACGAGAACCTTATGCTTCAAATAGAAAACGTATTTATGAGAATTATGGTTCCGCTTTCCCATCCTTTGAATTTTTCTGTCAAGTTATGGACCAGTGCACTCAGAACTATGAATGTCTTGTAATAGATACTACTACACAGAGTAATAAATTAGAAGATTCAATATATTGGTATAAAGCTAATTTACACGGAGATTTTCGTATTGGAGCACCAGAATTCTGGCAACATTCTGCTAAGTTTCACAAGGAAAATGAAGGCAACGATGGATATGATCCAAATGCCGCAAAAAGACTAAAAGGTCCTCAAATAAATATAAGAAAGGTTTAGAATGAAAATTAATTACTCAGATTTATTCTTTTTAGCTTTTATAGGTTTTATACTTCTAATTTTAGATAGAGTCTATCGTATTAATTTTAGATTAGAGGGTTTTAATAATCTATCAATGTGCGGTGTAGGGATGGAATCATGTGCCTTTGGGAAACGGTGCATGAATGGTTTCTGTGTTGATGAGAAACAGCCTTATTTAAAACCTACGACTCTCCCGGTTTTTCCCTAATTATATTAGATGGCTAGCAGAACACCGAAAAGTCCTTTTGGTTTAGTATTAGGTTTATTAATTTTAGTTGCGATATCTACGTTTATGACTTACAAGTATACAGAGGCATATAGATCAGTAGATTGCCTAGGAATTACATGCAGGGAAGGTCAATTTTGCCAAGAGAATAAATGTAGAAATATAACTGCTTAAATATTATATTAAATTTTAATTTAAAAAGATATATAATATTAATTTTCCATCTTACGCTGTATGGCTAAATCGCCTACCTGATTAAACATAGAATTTGTCTCAGATGGTCCTACTACATTTTCAGTATTACGTTCTCTGTTCTTATTCTTTTTATCTCTATAAAATTCTTCACGCGCCTCTTCATTTTCCCTATACTTCTTCATTAATGTATTCAATTCATCTTCAGCATACTCTTGTTCTTTAATCTGAGAAGGTTCAGGAGCCCACGGCAACCATTTACCTACTTCCGCAAAGTAAATATTTGATACAGGGTCTTG